TGTGCATCCTCCTTAGACCTTAAATTATATGCTCGTGCCCAGGCGTACAGAGAACCTGTTACGTAGTACTCAGTGTACATGGACTGCGGCAGTACCATACGAGCTTGTTCTGGGCAGACACCCTTCTGGAGTAGCCTCTTGTAGACCCAGGTGCATCTGTTAAGAACTGTGTCATAGTCATCAATCATAGACTTGCGACCGTACACGGTTAGTGGATTGATATCAATAACCTCACTTGATGACCCTTGTTTCTTATCAGATGCCTTACCGCGCCACTCCTCCGGCTTGTAGAACTCTGGATCTTCGTCTACGTACCGGCGACTTACCTCATTGTAGGAGAACCCCACCGTGTGTTTAAACCTCTGCCTAGCCACAAACAACGGAACCTTTTCACGCATTGTAACCGTGGCATGTGTAAAGGGTGTGAAGTGATCGTGAGCAGCTAGGTATTTAATCAGCCTAATATCTTTATCCTCTAACTGCTCCCCCATTTCGTTGAGTTTATATTCAGACTCCTTATTAAAACTTACCCTAGCTGCATTTACTACAGTAAGGTCGGTACCCATTGAGTCTACTAGTTCTACTTTCATTTTACCACCGCAAGATATGTTATTGCACGATTTAAAATCTCACCACAATCATCGAAGCCCCCTAATGCCCTGTTGCATTTGTGACAGAGCCATCCTCTAAAAGTCTCAGTATCGTGACAGTGGTCCAGTACCCATGGCCCATTCTTGGTATTCCCTTTGCCTTTGACCTGCTCTGCATCCTTATTACATATAGGACATATGTAACCTTCGTGTGGCATACCATGCTCTTTACGTAACCTCTGTCTTACATTGTGCAAATATCTGTTGCACTTTTTACATTCAGGACGGAGGTAGTTACCTCCAGATGTCATAGAGAATGAGGACAGTGGGAGGTACTCTTCACATTTACTACATACCTTACCTTGCCCTGCCCCCAGATCCCCATTTTCTATCTCCTCAAATAAATGTAGTTGAGTATCTATTTTCATATCTATAGGTCCAGGGCTAATTGTCTAGGATTTTTCTCTTCAAAAACCTTCGCGTAAAACTTTGCAACTTTCATAAGTTCTTCCGGGGTTGCATCCCTTTTTAACGTGTTTGCTCTAGTTGATACAACTGCTATATTACCTTTAACGTAGCCAAGTTCTGGGATTAATCGATCCAAGCTAGGGGCTCTAATCATAGAATTTTTAAAGTCTCCTCCTACTTTCATTTGTATTCCCAGTGCAGGACATATCATATCAGAAGGTGTAATACTTTTAATGTACTCCGTTGTTAGGTTAAATGGTATTTTTAGAGACCTTGCTCTGTTTTTAGCATCCTTAACACGCCGCCTTTCCCAGTTTTGCGCATTCCATAGTGCTTTTGTTTCTTTACCTCTAGGCGAGGTGCGGTAGGTAGCATTATAATCCCTTGAATGTTGGGCGTTACATTCTTTACACCAATTTTTATGTTTGTCAATAGACTCTCTTCTTGCACCAAACATGTAAAAAAGTTTCCACTCCTTACAGCGAGTACATACCTTGCCCTCTGTACTAGGATCTAACATTACGTCACCTCTTGCTGCTCACCGCTACACCTGTTTACATAGTCCTGCAGTAGATGCAAGCTGCCGTACACATGACCTTCTTCTGGTTCCCCATTCTCTTTCCAGTGTTGTAGTTCATCTCCCCAGTTATACAATACCAATGTCTGCAAGGCTTCAAACTCTTCCTTACGCATTGGGGCTGGCTTGTACTTAATGGACACTGTGATACTCCTTTACGTAATCTACGTAGTAGTCATCTGCAGAAGGCCAAGCATCCCGCGCTGCCTCCATAGCGTCTCCCACTGCCTTCTCAATGTCAGCAGGATGTTCTGTTACTACTTCAAATATAAATTCAACATCATCACAGTTATTGTGACCCTGCAATGCACCTTCTACAACAAGTCCCACCTCTATCTTAGCCATGAATGGTACCTCCTTTATGTAAGATCAACAACTTCACAAACGCCAGCAGCACACGCTAAATCCCTACCACCGGATGTAGTATCTTCTGCTTCGTACTGCGTAAGCTCTGTCCAATCAACCCTGTCAGGCATCTTTTCCTTAAGATTGGTTATTGTATCCTCATCACACTCCTGGTAAGGAGCTTGCTTATACGAGTGTTCACTAAAGGGTAGGAAACTTATGCCTGAGATATCATCAAAGTGTTCGTACACCCAAGCACCAACATCCAGCCACTCATCTTTCTTAACTGAGATCGTTACTGAAGGTTTGTGCTCACACCAAAAGTTTTGATACGCTAGCCACAATTTAAGATCTTCGATAGCGGAGGTGTGTTCTCTGGTGATAGCGTTATGGGGGCTTATCATAGGAAAGCTAAACACTGTAGTCTCCGCTGGTTTTACAAAGTCTGGTTCGTGAGGGACTCCTTTATCTTTCATGAAGCGTGTCATTGGATCTTTATTATCAGCTCTAACAGTACGTACATAGTACTTACTATGCCTAGCATGGATACCACTAGCGCTGTCTACTAATTGTGATACAGTTCCTGAAGGTTTGACGCAAGTTATCGCAGCAGATGCGGGAATGTTTAGCTTCTTAGCTATAGCAGCATTGGTTTGAACAGCCACCATACGTAGAGTTTCTAGGACTTCTTCTAGACCGTCATGCTCGTATAAAAGAGGGCAATCCATGATGCCAGTTAGAGATACCCCTAGTAGTCTCTCTTCATCGGTATTCTGCTTCCATATCTTACGAAGATAGCGGAAGTTAGTCAGGGTTGACTGCAGCGTACCTAACACAGTAGCGATGTACACCTTGGTCTTTAAACTCTCTAAGGTGTCATCGGATCTAGCTACAACCTCTGAAAGATTACAGAACTGGTAAGGACGTAGGATAATCTCGCTACACGGGTTGCAACCAAACATAAAGTCTGTATCCCTGCGTCCATTTTTACCTGCCTGTTTCTTAGCAGACTGCCGGTTGAAGATGCCACGCTCCCCGGATTGACTTTCGTATAGGGACAACCACTCACGCATGAAAGTTCCCATGTCAGGTTTACTATCATAAGATACGCTGTTGTTCGCTAGGTGTCGCTGCCCCTCATTCTCCCACCATTGCCCCGACTTAGCGTGACGCATTTGATCATCACCTAAATCGGATAGGCTAATTAGGGCACTCCTACGCACCCCTCCAACAACTACAACTTCACCGATCTTACACATAATGTCATGGCACTCAAGGGGATCTAGACGCCTACCAATAGCACCTTTAAACTTCTCAATGCAAAACAAGAATAGTTCTTCCAGTGGCTCAGGGCCGGATGCTCTGCCACCAAATGTCTTTAGACGTGCACCTGCCTCCCGCACACCTGACATATCCCACGAAGGAATTTGCCCTGCGTACAGCATTGCAATAAGTTCTCGCAGAGACTTGGCCCAGCCCTCTTTGGAGTCTCCCACTTTAATCGTGGTATCTGACTCTCCCATGTTTTCATTGACCATAGGTAGCTTACTTACGTACATACTCTCAACACTGAAGCCGACACCGGTACCACACATAAGAATGTACATACATTCATCGAAGGAACGCGGGTTGTCTACAGGAAGGTATGAGCAGTTGTAACTACCTACGTTACAGTTATCTAGAGGTTTACCCGCTGTCATTAACGCTCGCATACTAGGCATAACCTTTAAGCTAAGAATGGAGTTTTCAATTTCTTTAGCTAGTGATGCGGGTACTGTATACCCGTGATTATCTTTGGCATGTTTAGTTAGGTAGCTTGTATACCTAGACACCGTCTCAGCCCACGTTTCACGGCGGGAGTCGTCGTCCCGCCACCGCGCATACCGAGATAGTGCAATAAACTTTTGATAATCTGTAGGTAAGTAGTTATCCATTGAGTCTTCCCCTCTTAGTAATTCGTAGCGCTGTCAGATAGATCCCGTCAAATTCATGCATCACATCTGTTATAATCTCGTGCAGGTCGGTATCTAAGTCCCCATCTACAGGTACAGGGTACTCTTGATCATCAATGTCTATTGTGATAAGGCAAGTATACTTCACTCTTGACATTCAATCAACCTTTTTAGATACCATGCAGCCTTCTCTAGATCTTCTTTTGGCTTCCCTTTATACTTGTATCTCCAGATGTACTTTAAAATATTTCCCTGCAGATAGTACTCAAACCCGTCACCTGTAGCAGCTTTAATGGCAGTGATACATTCTATCCCTTCCTTGTTGTAGTGTGGAGGTTTTTCCACCATTTCATTATTGGTAGCGTTATCCATCGGGCACCTCAAGGGAAGTATTAAAATTAACTTTAATTACATTGCCGTCTGTACCCACTACTTTAGCTGGCGGATCACTAACTTCTTCTGATTTACTATTGTATAACATGTCAGCGTACTCCCCCAGTAGGTGTGCAACTTCCTCCTCGCTTTCCATGACAGGCGCTGACGAACATACTAGATGTGTTAAATGCATCATTTGGTGAAAGTCATCCACGGGTAAAGGATTAGTTGAGTCCCATAAGATATCTATGGATACAGTACCGTCCCAAGAATTGTCTGCATTCAAGCCAGGGCGTAAGCGTATGTGGTAATCTTCAGGATTATGTTCCAGTGTCTCTGGCATATTTACTCCTCTTCTTTTTACTGAAGGATACAAACTTGGGGTGCTTGTTCTTTCCTTTCTCCGCTAGCCATGTTTCTGGTATGGTTTTAGTTGCATAGGAGAACCCGTATCTGTAGCACCAGTCACCGTAGCTACTCTTGGCACCCTTACGTATCTTACTTTTGCTATTAGCAAAGATAAAGCGTATGTCCAGCAAAGGATGTTGCTTTTTAATGCAACGATGTTTTCGCCTGTCGGCAGCAGTAAAAAGCCCTTTTGTCTCTACAATTATACCGTTTGGTAATATAAAGTCCGGGGTATAGGTACGGTATGCTAGATCTTCCCACTCTATCTTCATGCTTTCGTAGAGGAAGACCACGTTAGCAGCCTTCAAATACTCAGCGGTTGAATGTTCTAACCCAGATCTATACCCATTCTTTCTAGCTACTGCCGACAGGGAATACCTCATGGTTTAAAATGCGCTCCAACTGGAACGGGTAGCATCAGTGCATTTGTTCATCGGTACATCACCTCTACAACACTAGGTGCTCGTGGTAGTGCGCCGTATTCCTCTATATAATCCATAGCAAAACGGAAGGCGTCACCCTTCCCCTCTGCGTCTTTGTTGGCACCAAAGACACCCGTAAATCCTGCAATGCGGTGCTGAAAACGAACTTGTAGTACCTCTTCTGTTATCGTAGAAGGATCAACGTGCAAGCCACCTAGTAAATCCTCACGGATAGAAGAACCATCCGTGTTAAGATACCCTTTTGCGAATCCTCTAAAAGACATCTTATACCCCCTCCCTTTCAACAATGTTTGTGTAATCAACCATCTTAGGGTTCTTAGCCTTAGAATAGATGGCGGGTAGTGTAATCATACTAGGCCAACAGGACTTCTTATACGAGCAGAAGGAACAATTCTTATGTAGTATAGTGTTACCCGTCTTTTTACCATTGAATGACTCATATACGGGCTCGTATTCCCGTACCAGGATATTATTGTTTACGTTATGTACCGTCTTTTTGATGTTGTACATGGTCTCCATAACGTTAACACCTTCAGCGGGTACATACTTAAACTCGCCATTGGCTTTGTTCACTACCCACCATCCTCCTACATCATACCCTGATGCAGAAGCATACGCAACTAGTTGTCCTACGTAACCGAAAGCATCATTTGCATGTAACGTATCGTATGATGCAAACTTATTTTGGTAAGACCAACTAGATGCGGATTTAATGTCATCAACTTTACCATCAATGACAATGTCGTATGTTCCTTTCACTTTAGTGTCAGCAACCTCAAACTCAACAGTGTCACTGTCTTTGTACTTTACCCCTGCCTCATCCAGCAAGCCTTTAAATACAACCTCTACAATATCTCCAAGAAGCATGTTCATTATGAAGTTGTACGAGGGTGGACTAGCCTTCTCCGGGGCATTCTTCTGCCACCAAAGTTGGCATGACGGCCTACCTATGTTAGACATTCGTAGTTTAAAATTGCTTCGATCAACTTGACTGCCAAATTGACGACGCACAGACTCCGCTATACCCTTTGCTATAGTTTCAACGGTAGCATCTGAGATAGTAGCTTTTCCTGCAGATGCGGTTTCCATATACTTTGTCAACGCCACTTCAGCAGGATGCTTCATGATACGGGCACCGCACTATCTTGTTCAAAGATACCAGCCATGTCGTCGGCAAGAACCGCGTCTGCCTCTGACATTGCATCAGTGTTCTTCTCTGACCAAGTCCTAACGATGTAGTCATTATACGAACTTACCCACTCCATAAAGCCAGCGAAGGTTTCCTGATCTGCGTCAGTAACAGTAAGAACATCCGACATGTCTACGTCAGCTTCAGGTACAAAGTATGAGCTGCCATTTGGTAGAGGTACTTCTGCAGTAGAGATTTTAATGGAGTGTTCGACAGGAAGCTTTCGCTTTTTGTTGAGGCCACCAAAGACATCTCCAATCGTTTTGTAGGCGGTACGATTATCAACCTCCCAAATAGCAGCTAGACTTTTAACTTCCACTGCATCACCATTCTCATCCGTAGGATCAATCAGTTCTACTTCACCAAAGACAACACGAGTACGCTTGATCTGCCGAATAAGATCCTGTGTTGCAGCAGGTAGTGATTTGAAGTCTTTAACCCAGCCATTAGGCTTACCACAGTTAAAGCCACCATCGTTGTCCTTAAGATCATTGGTCAAGGATTCAGCCATGACAGTCTTAACAAAACGATTAGGACTATTAACATCCCCCTTAATAAAACGCTTATACATAAAGCGCTGCAGAAAAGTACGTAATGCTACACCACGGGCATAGTAGGTATCCCCATCAGGGATCTCCAACTTAAACGCTCCCCCTGGAATAACCTCCATCTTCATTGACTTATTTCCAACCGTAGTCGTTCCCATAATACCAGAGTGGATAATCCTAAGACGCGGAAGAGTGCTTCGCCGAGAGGAAGAAGTTTCTTCTGCTGCAATGCCCATAGTACGGGCCATGGCGTCATAGTTATTAGTATCAATAGTAGCAAGAGCATTCGTCATCTTTATATTCTCCATTTTATTAGGCTGCTTCTATGAGGTCCAGCCAGTTGTTACCGATCTTAAGTTCTAACACAAGAGGTACATTGAAGTCAATACCCCAACGCAAGTTTATCAAATCTTTTAACGTATTATTTACTACTGATATAATTTCCTTAACCTCCTTCTCCTCATCAGGGTGAACATCAATCACGATACTGTCGTGGACAGTATTAACAATGCACGACTTGCAGAAGCGTAGCAACCTATCTATCTCTAGAAATGCAAGCGGCACAATGTCGGCAGTAGCAAAGGATTGTACGGGATAGTTTTTAATCTGAGTAAAGTACGTTACGGTACCATTGATCTTTCTTTGCACGTTAGGGAAGGCAAACACACGTCCTGAAGGTGTGCTAACAGTGCCTTTGTTTAAAGCATCCCGTGCTAGCTCCTGATGCCAAGTGGCAATACCCTGGTACTTATCCCTAAAGTGTTCGTAATACGCAGCTTCAGCTTTAGTTCTACCGTAACCTGTAGCTCCATACAGAGGAGCAAAGGTATGAGCTTTTGCATCCTGCCTAGACGTTTTCTGCCCAGCGCCAGTAATAACTGAGGCTGTGTACGCATGGACATCAAAGCCTTCTGCTACTTCCTTCATAGCAGTATCATCTTGTGCCAGGAAGGCGGCAGTGCGGAACTCTAGCTGTGCAAAGTCAGCTTCGAGGATCTTACCGCCATCCCACCTAGACACAAACACTTTCTTAACTGGGAAAGTACCACCGCGTGGCATGTTCTGCATGTTAGGTTCTTTACCACTCAACCGTCCTGTGGAAGTCATGTGCTGGTTAAGCCTGACGTGCAGGAAGCCATCTTCTTTAACGTGCTTCTTAATACCATCAACAAAGGAGTTAATGTATGTGTCTAGAGCAGATAGGCGCTGTACTTTCATTAGAAAATCTCGGACTTCTTCCTTGTCATACTGCAGGGCTAACCTCCCAAGATACTCCAATGCACCCTTGCCTGTGACAAAGCCATGGGATGCATAGAAGCGGCTATACGGGGGGCTAATCCTTAAACCGGCAACAGCACTACCACGAATAACAGTGTAACCGTTACCAGTGCAATCACTACATTTGTTATACTTTTTATATTGTTCACCGTTTTTCTTCCTCTTTCTAATAAGTCCTGATCCCCAGCACGGGGCACATCTACGTAGATAAGATTTGTAAACGGGCTCTGTCTGGGTAGCTACAATCTTTTTGAACTCCTGCTCACTCATCCTAGCAAGGCCGAAGTCAGCCCACACCTTCTTATCCTTTGGCTTTCGACTGTATATAACAGCAGATAGTTGTTCCGGGCTGGCGAGATTTACAGGAACATCACCCATAAGATCTTTAATAGCGTACTCAAGGTACGCTACAATCTCGTTACGCTCTGCTACGAATTGTTCCCTCACACTATCTAGTGCTGCCAAGTCAACTTTAAACCCTCGCCGATACATTTTTGTTAAGGCAATTGCCATTTCGTTTGATAGCATAAGTGTGTTTTCTAAGGTGCACATGTCGTCAGTATACATACGGTTCCGTTGCACTAGCATGAGCTGCTGGGTTGCTCGCAGATCAGACTCTAGGTACATGGTCAATTCATCGTGGGGTATATCGCGAACAGATACTCCCTCCTTGAGATAGTTCTTTAGTGTGTCCCCTTTCTTTGTATCAAGCTCATGCCTAATAGCACAGGCGGCAAGTGATAAGGGTGCTTTCTGCCCTCGTAGCATTATATACTCAGCAACCATAGTGTCCCAAACGGCACCTTCATAGCGGAACCCCGCTTCCCATAGCCAGATCAAGTCATGGGATATGTTGTGACCTATCAAGACAGTGGTGTCGTCAAGGTAGGCTTGCAGCTTCTCACGTCCCTCCAACGTAGGGCTATGGCCGGAGTGATCAAAGGTAAAGATTACAGGAGAGGGAGTACTGCCTTCTGTGTCTACTAGAACACCCACCATAACAAGACTGTTCTCTTTCTCGAACGGGTCAAGGTACATAACGCCATCTCTTTTGCATACCGTATTTTCTACATCAAGTACCAGTTTCAATGTCTTTCTCCTCAACAGTGTTAGGCTTCTCTAAGAAGTTTAAGTTTGCACTAAAGCTTCTCCTCTCGCCTTTTGTTTTAAAGGGATATACACAGTGGAATAAATCTGAGGGGAACAAGTAGAAGTCCCCCACTCTAGGCTTCACCATGAAGTTTGTCATGCTCCAGTGTGAGGGAGTACCGTGGGCAAACTGAATGTGTCCATTAGAAGGGTGATGATCCTTATAATCTTCCTCCCATTCCGCATCAATGTTATCTGGCAGCTTCAAGTATCCTACACATGATAGTTTACATCCTGGATGGATGTGTAACGGATTGTACTCGTTCTCAAACTGACGGATGATCCACCCGGCTACTACCTCTACTCCATACGTGTTATTCTTTGCGTCTAAACCTCGTGTACCCATGGAGTTGTGCCCCTCGGCCCACTGCACATACCGTGCAACAAAGCCCTTTGTCTCGTTAAGAAACAACTTCTTTATCTCGGCATTGAAAAGCACCTCTTGTGCAACTTTACCGACAAGGTTGCCGGAGAAGTCTGTCAGGCTAGGTAAGTCTTCCTCCACCCGCTGGTTAGTTTTCTTAATAAACGTATCCGATAGTCTCAAGTATCCTACAGGAGGACCAAAGGGTGCGAAGAGGTGCTCGGTTTTCTGGGGTGGAATGTAAAAGGTTGACACTACATCTCTCCTTACGCTGTGTATATCGACTTAGTATGGTCAAACTCACATGTAATGATGCCATGCCAACCATTTAACTTATTCTTAACAACATTAACGTACCTAAATGGATCTTGTTGCTCTGCAGTAGGATCATCAGATATGCTAGGGTTCTTAGCAAGTAACAGCATGAGATCTGCTTCTGCTGCCTTGCCTGTCTTAGAACCCTCCATCATGCTTTGATCCAACTTAACTCTACCTTCCGCTTCCGCCGATAGCTGCGACATATAGAAGATGCAGCACTCATACTTCTTAGCTATCTGTCTAGCATAAACTACGTTGCGTTTCAATAGCTCGTCACTACGTAACGCCGTGTTGTTCTCTGCAAACTTATCTCCCATATCAAGTACCAGTATGTCGGGGTTGTAATACTTACATACAGATTCTACCCAGGACATCTGCCTATCAGAAGCGTCTGCCACTTTAAGGTGGGATCGCCGTTCGTTTATCCAAAAATCGTAGAAGCTTTTCTTATCTTTAATTATAGTTTCACTACTCTCATTAGTAGCAGCGTTAAGGTAACGCAAGATAACACGACTGTATTTTTCTTCGTTTAATAGTACAACACAACTCGCACCCTGCTCAATAAATCCATTCTTACCTGACAGAAGGCTAGCATGAAAGGATGTCTTGCCTGTATTGGGGCGAGCACCAATCTCAATAAGCTGCCCAGCGTTTACCCCTGGGATGCGTCTAGCAAGAGATGTCAAGTTGAATTTCCAACGATACTTATTCTGCTCCTCTTCCAGCAGCGCATCCAAGGATATGTCTTCCCACTTAACTGTAACCTTAGGAATGAAGTCATCGTTGTACTTCTCTAATAGGTTATAGAGTGGTTGTAAGTTCTTAAGTGTACCGTTAATACAGTCAAACCCTAAGTTAGATATCTCCTCTCCGATTACTTGTTGAAATAGTTTAGATAGCACTGACTCAGCTACGTCAGAACCCATAGCAGTTTCACTCTTAATGGAGGTAAATATTTCATGGTACTTACTTTTATTAGCAGTAGTCATCGTAGGATTATCAGAGATAAATACAGCCTGTACTTCTGCTGGCGTTAGACTCCTATCAAACTGCTCCATAGTTTTATCTAGCGTCATCTTAATCTTCTGCACATCTTTGGAGAACAGCGTGATAGGGCAGCGATCTCCCCTATGATCCTCGTAAAACTCTTTGTCCATGAGACTGCGTATTAGGGCTAGTTCCATTGCATGTTCTCCAGATTGGTGATATCTTCTTCGTTTCTATATTTAAGATCATCTTTTAACCTAAGTACTTTAACAGTGTCTACGTACAGACGTAGATCCCGGCACATCTCTACAGCTTTAGGTAAGGCATCTGGATCTAATGCTATGATAGCTGTAGAGAACCGTGATAAGTACTGCGTGTGTTCGTTGGACATCGAAGTTCCCATTAGTGCTACACCAGTTCGTTGACTTGTGCCAACTATCGAAGCACTCACACAGTCCTCTACAACCACCGCTACTGTACCACTACCGTAACAGAATGGCAAGGTAGACTTTCCGTAACGCTTCCACTTAGGCATACGTTTTCCTAATGACCTACCGGTGGCATCCATGACAACACTATCATGGCGAACGAGAAACACAATACGATGCTCCAGAATGTCATATCTGAGTAGACTTTCTTGATCTTCAATACCCCATGTATGCAACCAATCCATCGCGGCACGAGATCGCTTACACGAGACCAGATATTCCGGCAAGTTGAAAGGTGACTTTGTTTTAACGTATCCATACAATCTCCTTTTAATATCTTCGGCAGTTAGTGATGTCTTATCTGCTCCTCTTAATTTACACGCTGCTTTGTAGCAATTCCACACAACGTGCCCATCTAAGTTGGAAACGGAGAGAGTATTGTACCCTTTGCATATAGGACAATTATCCCTAACCGATGTCCCAACCGGTACATCTATACAAGCTATATAATCAGGCAGCATCCTCTGTTTTCTTTCTGTTGCGGTACTCTTTAAACTGCGCGGAAGCAGCGTCCTTACGATCCTGAGACATAGGCTTCCTAGAGATAAATGGATTTTTACCGAACCGATAGGGGTGCAGATCACAGTCAGTAATGGCGCAGAGTTTAACCTCCTGCTTGTCTCCGCAGCAACAATCGATACACTTAGCTCTAATCACCTGAAGTATCGGACGTTTAGTGTGATTTTTCTCCTTACTCATAGCGTGTATCTCCACTGTCATTACGCTTGCGATGGCGCATAGTTCCTGCAAGAAGGGTGTTCCACTTAGCAAAGGGAACCTTGTAGTTGGTTGATTGGTAGCCAGGGATAGGAGTGTATACAATGTATACCCACTTGCGACCATACGTAACTTCCAACTGACGCCAGCCGCAACCTATGCGGGGGAGTTCATCTTGCAGAAGTATCCACTCTTTTTCTTTGATCATGTATCACCATTCTTTCTAGCCTGTAATGCACTACAGGCACTCTTAAAAGTATTCTTCATGTAAGGCATTAACGACTGAGGATTACTGTGTCCTGTCACTGCCATGATCTGGGGTAACGATACCCCTGCCTCCACCATTTCTGTAGTGGCAGTCCTCCGTAAGTCCATCATGCGGAGCTTATCAGGCAAGCCAGCGGATTGTATTATTCGCCTACCTATGTATGACAAAGACTTTAAACTGTAGGGATGGTACTCCCCACCCTCCGGCACTACTTTCGGCACTACCCATTTCTGGAAATCAAAGTCTTCCTTCTGTTGCAATAACATAAGGGTAAGATCTTCAGATATTGGTAGATGAACACTAGCCCCTCGCTTTGACTGCTCAATGTCTACACGCCCCTGGTCTAAGGCTATTGCATCCCAGGTAAGTAGGCGCATGTCCCCCAATCGTTGACCCCATTCGTAAGACATCTGTACAATTAAACCTACGTTGCGATACTCAAACTTTTGGTATGCATGTTCCAAAAATGTAGTGACTTGATCCTTTGTCCACACAACCTTACGAGGCTTAGTAGACACTCGCGTTATGGATGCGAACGGATTGCTCCTCTCCATTAACTCTTCTGAAAGTCCGTAGTTCCACAGCCGGGTAGCTGCTGTAACTATATGGTTAGCCATGTGACGGCCACGGACTAGCCATTTCTCATACGCATCCTTGGCGTGGATATTTCGTATATCCGCCAGCGGAATGTCCCCTACATCGTCAAGCATGACGGTGATGAACCTACGGTAATCGTGTTGTGTTCCTTCCTTTGTTCGATAGAATTCTGGCGATACAAAGAATGCCTGTGCAACGTAACGCAACGTCTTCTTTCTGTTAGCCATCGTCGTCTCCTATGACAGTCTAGTAGTCTTCATCGCCGGAACCCCAAAGACGGTGATCACTTGCCTGTGCATTGATAAGCACCCCAGGTAAGTCTTCCTTAGGGCAAGCGTAGATGCCCTTATACACTGCATAGAAATCCTTGGGGCGGTTATAGTTTTTTGAGTGCATAATTCTAGTATGCACCCACCCGTTGTCCAGCTCCTCCACTTCTAAGTAAGTATCATGACCCACAAAGTGATACACCTTGTGGATCATCCCAGTTTCAGAGTCCTTCTTATCCATCAGTGTCCCCTTCCGCTTCCTCAACAGTCTGTATGTATCCGGAAGTACCTGCATCCAGAATGCAAATACTACCTCGCTTCTGCGTCATAACCTTACCGACTGTCCATGTGCCAGACTCAGCATTTAGGAATACCAGGATCAGGTGTTCAGAGCGGGACACTCCTAAGAAGGCAGCAGTCTCCCCGTGGTTATCCTTAAGTTGCTTAGTTGCTACGTCTATAGCCATGCAACCCTGGCGTGGAGTGGCTGAAGCTGGGGCTGCTGACGCTAGCAAACACAGTACCAGTATAGCTATTCCTACTAGTATATACTTCCAATTAGTATTCATATCCCGTATCCCTTTTTATGCAGCTTGTGCCTGGAAGATAGGATGTTCCAGCCATTTAGCTACTTCCAAATTCCTACTGAACTGCCTCTCAACCAGATTATCCGTTGCAGTTTTTCGGAAACCAAACCTGCTGGAGTGAGAGCCGTACTGTGTAAATGCTGAATGAATAGCAAACACATTACTACCCCGGACACTGACCTCGTCCATGATGGACATCATCATCTCCTTTGCCCGTTTCTCTTTGAACAGATCCTTAGTTACCTGCTCAATCTGGCTATGTGTTACCTCAGTCTGTGCCAGATGCCGACAGTAGTTAACCTGCCGGATGAAGGTATCCTTGCTCTGCTCAATCTCACGAGCAAAGCTTTCTTCCGTAAAGTTCTTAGTACTCTTACGCTTAAAATGCTGGAG